CATCCAGTGCGTAAGACGTGCCGCCCGAACCCATTGACAGGCAGTGTGCAAAGCCCGTTTTCTGCGCCACCTGCACGCCCAGGTCGTAGTGCGCCGAGCGGATCGAAGGCGATTCGGTATCGAAGAATGAGTCGGAAATGAACGCCATCAGCAGCGAGCGCTGCGTGGGCGGCGTGATGGTCTTGCCGGTGCCGACCGCAACGTAGGACAGCAGCATGGCGCCGAAAGACGCAAGGCGAACGCGCCGCACGCGGGCAGGTGCCGTGATGGTCAAACGGAAGAAGCGCGCGCCGCCGGTCGCACCTGGCACCAGCGGCGCCTCGCTGACCGGGTAGTCGTTGACCCACGCGCGCAGGCGTTCGTGCGGCGTGCCCGCCGTGGTCGCAAAGTAGCCGATCTCGATGACGTCCGCGTCCGTGTCGAACTCGATCGAGCGGTATTTGCCCGAGCGGCCGTTTGTGCTGAAACCGTTGTCGTTGGTCGAGCCGTCCAAAAACGACCATGCGTTGTTGCGGGCCGTCGAGCCGCTGCCGCTGACCGCGACGATGTTCGGGGCAGTGGGCTGCGCAAAGCTCGACGCATCGGACAGCAGGTTGCGCACGACAGCCAGAGCAGTGTTGCCCGCCACGTCGGCCACGGCGACAGCAGGGGCGCCAGCTTCGGCGGCCTGCGTTGACTCGTTGAGTGCTTGCCACGTCACCGTGCCATCGGTGATGGCTGCAGTGGACGAGAAAGCCGGTTCGGACGCGCCGGAGGTGCCGGCCCCGCTGCAGATGACGAGCTGGCCAGTGGAAAACGCCACCACGTCGGACTCGACATACGGGGTCGTGTTCGCGCGCACTGGCGCCTGGTTGGCCGGCTTGCGGAGTGCCGCGGCCTTGGCGCCCTGCCGAAGCACGCGCCGCTGGTCCAGGGACAGCCCGCCAATGCGCGCAAAACCGTCACGGGTCCATCGCTGCGCAAGCTCGCGCGGCGCGTCGATGACCTGGCCTGCGATGCGGCGCGTGCCGGTTTCATCGTCGAAGGTCTTGATGATGTTGACGAGCATGGTCAAGCTCCTGCGGGGATCGAGTAACCCGAAAATTGATTCATGAGGTCGCCGCCCACCGAGCCGGCCCCGCTGGGCGAGGTGGCCAGGTTCTTGACGGTCTGGGATGCCATGGCGGCCTGCTCGGCCTGGGCCTGCTGCTGCGCGGCCTCGGCGCGTGCTTTACGCACAATCGCCACCTTGTCGTTGGCCACGATGAACTCAGGCGACACACCGGTCATGTCGGCGTATTCGTCGGCCCACACGTCGGCGTCGAACTTGTCGAGCACGTCAGGCTTGAGCTGTGCCACCACGCCCAGGTTGGCGACGAAGCGATCCACCGCGTTGGTGGACACCGCGCGCTGGGCCTGCGCCAGCATGCTGACAAACTCGACGTTGAGCTCCTGGTCGGCCAGGCTGTCGGGTGGGGGAGGCAAGACGCCTGCGCGCAGCAGCTCGTCGAACGTGTTGTTGACCGCAGGCACGTGGGTCTCGTGCGTCACACGCTCGAGCACCGGGCCCAGCATGAGCATCTTTTCCTCGTGCCGCTCGGCCACTTCGGTGGCGGTCATCTGGGTGCGATCGCTCGACGCCAGCATCAGGAACAGGTTGGTGTGGAACGACTCGCGGATGCGCTGGCGCACGTCCTGCACGTCACCCAGCAGGAAGTCCAGGCGCAGCGGCACGTCGAAGGCGGTGCGGATCCCGGTCTGCGGGTTGTCGACGAAGGACACGCCGCCGGGCAGCAGGTCAGCACCACCGGCGCGCAGCGACACAGGCACCTGCACGGGCGGGTCAGCCTGGAAGCTGATCGCCTTGCCTTTCATCATCTGCTCATGCTGCAGCTGGCGCACCGAGCCCAGGGCCAGCATGCCCGGCCCGTAGCCGTAGACGTCGCCGCCACGGGTGTGCCAGCGTGCGCCCCAGCCGGGGAAGGACTTGAAGCCCGACACGCGCAGGTACTTGTCCTGGTTGCCGCCGAGCTCGAAGTAAACCGACTCAAACGGCATATTCTTGCCGTCGAGCTTGGTGCCGTCGCGGTTTTCGCGCGGCCGGATGGCGTGCACCACCTCGACCCAGCGCTGACCGTGGTTGTTGCGATAGGCCTGCTGCACGCTGTGGCTGCAGTTCTCCAGGCCGAACTCGCGCACCAGTTGGTTGACCGTGGCCTCGAAGTGCCGGAACAGGGTGTCCACCTCCCCCTTCCAGTTCGTGGCCATGCAGTACTCGCCAACGGTCAACGGCAGGAAGTGGGTCACGCTCTGGAAGTCGGGCACCTGCAGGCAGGACCACGAGCCGAAGCCGCCCAGCTCCTCGTAACCCATGTGCATGGCCCGGTAGAAATTGGACTTGTGGAAGACCCGCAGCATGATCTTGGTGACCTGGTCCAGCCACAGGCGCACGTCCTGCTGCTTGGCCAGGTCGGGGTCGCCCGTGGTCAGTTTGAACCAGGGGCGCGCGGGGCTGTTCATGCCTGCTTGCATGCCGGCGGCCAGGATCTCGAGGGCCTGCGTGCCGGTCTCGTCCAGGATGTTGTTGTGCCGTTTTTCGCCGCGGTTGCGGTCCTGCGCAAAGAAGCGCCCCGACCGCGGCAGCAGGTGGTCGCTCAGGTCACGCCAGTGCGCAACCCAGCTCGAGCGCTCCGACTTGAGCGCCTCCCAGACCTGCAGGTGCTCGTGGTGCTTCATCAAGCCCCCAGCAGTTGGTTGCGGCCCAGGCTCAGGTTGGCCGTGCTCACCCCTTGCGGGCCGGTGAGCATCGTGCTGCCCACACCCTTGGTCATGGCGTTGCCGGCCATCAATGCCGCGATGTCCGGGCCCTTGCGGTTGGCCTTGTTGGCCGCCTGGTCAGCTTGGTCGGCCGCCTTGCGGGCGTCCTCACGGGCCAGGTTGTTCGCGCGCTCCTGCGCACTCGCGGCCTTGCGGGCCTGTTCGGCTTGGGTGTAGGTGTTGACTGCCATCAGGCCGACGGCAACGCTGGCGACGACTCCGAAGCTCATGCCTCGACCTCCAGGTGGTTGGGGCGCACGAACTCGATGCCCGCGCGGTTGGTCTGCAGCAGGTCCGCCTCGTCCGTCATTTGCCGTTCGATGTCGGCGACCTCGACGTGCTCGGTGGTCATGAGGGTGGTCCACCACGTGTCGGCAAACGTGCGACCCGCACGCTTGGCGCCAGCCTTGGCTGGCAGCACATGAAAGCCGGTGAGCCGCTTCGGACCCTCGTCGGTCGTGACCTCGATGTCGCCATAGACCACACAGACGTTGTCCTGCTTGGTCAGCGCGCCGGTGAGGAAGGTGCCCGCCGGGATGAAGATGGTGCGGGCGTACATGCCGCCGTGCACCAGGTGCTGGGTTTGCAGGTCAACCTGCGGCAGGTCTGCCAGCATGCGCTCGGCCGCCCGCACCAGTTCAGGGTCAGGCATGCCGGTCAGGAGGGCGGGCAGGGCGTCGTGCATGCCCCGCAATGTCGGCCAGGGGCAGGGAGTCAGGGGCACCCCGTCAACGGGCGTATGGATCGAATCGACGCCGCGCCTGGGCCACCTGGTTGACCACGTCGACAGGAGCCTGGTGGAACTCGGGCACCGGCTCGGCAAACGTCAGGGCCAGGGCGTCCGCGTCGTCAGGGCTGGCCAGTCCGCGCTTTTTCATGTCTTCCTTGCGCTCGAGTTGAATCTGGTCCTTGAGGGTGAACTGGTACTCCACGCTCGTGAGGTCGGTGGCCAGGGTCTCGTCCTTGTCGATGCAACCCACCGCCAGCCAGTCGCGCATCGCGCCCCACATTTCAGCCCGCCGGTTGAGGTACTTGCGCGGATCGCGGGCTGCTGCGCCGAACTGCACCTCGATGACGTCGATGCCGATCTGCCTCAATCGGTCGACCACGCCGCCGCCCACCCCGCCGCCGTCGACAAAGACGACCACGCGCAGGCCCATGCCTGCTAGGTAGTTCACATGTTCGGAAACCCGGGCGGCCAGCTGCATCGTGTCCAGGCCCTTGAACCGCTTGGGTGCAATGCTGCGTGCGTCCCGGCCCAGGCGGGTGCGGATCACGCTGGCATCGTCGCCAAAGCGCGCCACGTCCACACCCACGCAGGCAGTGCGCCCCACGGTGTTGGCGGCCTCGGCGTCGCGGCGCGTGGCCTCGTCGACCAGGCTGCGCGCGATGAACTGCGTACTACTGGCGTTGGGGAAGACGCCGCGGATCCGCACCTTGACGAAATCGGAGTCCTCGCCGTAGTCGTCGACCCACTCCTGCAGCAGCTTCTTGTTGGTGATGGCCACCTCGCGGCTGTCAATCTGCCGCGTGACCCAGCGGTGGCGCTGCTTACCGAAACATTCGGCAAACGCCCCGGTGTTGCGCGTCGGGTTGCCAAACACGAAATGCATGGGTTCGCCGTCCGTCTTGCCGCCCTCGGCCACCTCCCAAATCTTTTCAGGGATGGCCGATGCCTCGTCAAACAGGTACCAGGGGGTGCTGTTGGCTGCGTGCAGACCTGCAAACGATTCGCTGTTCTCCTCGCGGCAGGTCTGTGCGTCAACGCGCCATGAATCGGGAAACTGCCGGTGAGTCAGGCGCATGGCACCCTTACCGGTGCTCACGTTGAACCAGTGGCGGGTGATGCACTTGGCGCCCCATGCGGCCACGCCGGCCCAGGTCTTGGACTCCAGCTGCGGCGCGGTGTTGGCTGTCACCACGCCCTTGCTGTGGGGCCGTGTGCTGGCGATCCACCAGGTCAGCCAGGCTGACATCGCTGACTTGCCGATGCCGTGGCCCGAGCTCACCGCGTACTGAATCGGCGCCACGGGCGTGACCCCGTCGAACCCACGCTCGCGCACCTGGCGGCCGATGTCCTCGAGCATCTGACAGGCCCACAGGTCCGGGCCGAAGTCGCAGCCGTACTGCATGCGGTACTCAGGGGGCAGGCGAACCACCTGCAGAGCTGGGTCAGTGTCCCAGGGGAATGCGTACATGACGAACCCGAGCGGATCGTCATAGAAGGCGGCCATGTCCTTGGCCAGTTGCTGGTCGAGCGTGTCAGCCATTGATGCCCCGGCGAGCAGGCAAATCGGCCGCAGGCGGGCCGATCAGGGGGCGGGTAAGGGTAGGGTGGCGGCTCATGTCCCGGCGCGCCTGCGGGCCGCTGCGATCATGGCGGCCACGTTCTCGGTGACGTCGTGCTCGACCTTGTCCTTGAACATAGCCAGGTGGCGGCCAATGAGCTCGATGGCCTTGTCCTGGTCGCGCATGAGGATCTGCACGCCGTCCTTGGTCTGCTTGACCCCGGCATAGAGGCGCCG